TAACTGGATTACTTTCGGGATATACAGTACTAGTAGCATTGTCCGTTCCACGGCAGGTCCGACTGTTGTTTTCCACTAAGCCGTTTTAAAAATACGTGTCAAAATGACAAATTGTCAAAATGACACGAAATTGCTGATTTTTCCCCTAAAATGGGGTAACATCGACCTCATCAGAGTTTTCCTCGATGGAAATCGTCGAATGATGAGTTTTTGAGGATTCAGCAGGATCTACCTCTGCATCGACTTTTGAGTATAAATCCCGAAAACTTTCTTTTGTTTCATCATCGAATCGTTGTATGCAAAGATCGATCGCCTTCGCACGATCCTGAAAAATAGAATATGCCTTTGTAATATGGACAAGACGGCGAGTACTGATAATTTCATCAACTCCACCATCATAGTAAGTTTTTCTGATAATATCTGCCCAATTCACTAAATTTTGCACATAATCATCATCTTTTAGACCAAAAGTGTTAAAATTCTTACTTAAGATCTTTTTTTCAGTTGAAACGGCAGGATATTCCTGTTCCAAGGTAATTGCAAATCTTTCGAGGAATGCCTCATTTAAGATATTCGTGCCAATGAATGCCCCACTCTCACTGCCTTTACCTTTAGTATTTGCGGTAGCAATGATTGTAAAACCATCTGCAGGACGAATCCACTGATTGATTTTTTTGAGGTAAACACCTTTTCCTTCAAGAACGGGTTGCAAACACAAAATCTTGTTAGACGCCAAATCTACCTCATCTAACAGTAGTACAGCACCACGTTCCATAGCATCAATCACGGGACCTTTGTGAAAAACGGTTTCACCATCAACTAGACGAAATCCCCCTAAGAGGTCATCCTCATCAGTCTCTATAGTGATATTCACACGGATCATATCTCTTTGAAGTTTTGCACATATTTGCTCTACCATGAAAGTTTTACCATTTCCGGAAAGTCCCGTAATAAAGGTAGGATAGAAATAACGAGATTTTACGATAGATTCCAAATCCTTGTGATTTCCCCAAGGAACATAGGTTTTATCAGTATCTGGTATAAAACTGATAATTGTCTCAACTTCCTCAGAAGTATCAATTACCTCACCTTTGATGGCATTTCCGGTAATTGCGGGTGTAGTAACAGGAACAGGAATATTAACGGAAATATCAAGTTTAATGGTGTCAACGGCATATTCGCCTTTTGCAACGGTATTTGCCTTCAACCACTTTGGAGGGTATTTTGAAATATCTTCATATTTCTCGGACAATTCAACTACCTGCGACCGAGTGATAGTAGGGATATCCCCAAATTCTGCTTTTACAGCCATCAAAAATTCTTGTTGCTTGTTAGTCATTATTTAAAATCTCCATCAAAGTTAATATTAAAGGTTTCTCTCATTGTTTATACTATAGTATAACATATTTTGGATCAGTTGTCAAGTAAAAAAGCGGTTAATCCTTGAAAAAAGCGGTTATTATTCATTTTATTTCTTTTGTGTGTTTTATGTCTACACTCTATTAAACGAGCGTCGGACGGGAAAGGTTTACATAAAAACCATTTTTATTTGGATTTTCACCATTTTTCTGAGTTTTTCTGTATTTTGTGGTGTCGCAGGGACTTTTTTGGGTGTCAGATGGGGATTGAGGACTTTTTCCTTGAGTATGGTGTGATTCCTGAAAAATTCTGTGTGTTTCTTACTGCTTACAGGGCATCTTGGGACTCCGTACGGATGCGGGATCAACTCCACGTGGAACGTTGTTTATATGGCATTTATTTATTGCACGGATCCGTGCAACTTTTAAGTACATTGCACAATTTTTAAGCAAACTCCAAAAACGCATCAGAGAAATCTGTCGCAACTGTGTTTTCCAACCAATCATCAAAATCTAACGACTCTACGGATTCGGATTGATGTATCAACATAGCCAAATCTAAGACAGATTTCCCATTGAGTTCTTCACAAGGTTCTAATGCTAATTGCATTCTCATCCCCATCGGAACATCACCGTATATTTCTGTTCCATCATTATTAATCTCGTGGAATCGTTTCCGTTTCGTAGTTTCTATTCTTGTCATTTTTCAATTCCCTTTATCTTAAAGTTAAATCTACATATGGGTCTTGTTTTTTCCCATTAAAATAAGAATTAGCTTTATATTCAGCATTCTCTAACTCAGTAGCAGTATACCAATCACCACCTAAATCATGTGGATCTGCAATATTAAACTCAACTTCTAAATTGCCATGTTGTTTTTGTAATACTTGCAATTTGTATATCAATTGTACTAATGTCACTTTTCATTCTCCTTTAGTTAATCGATGCCAATTTTCTGAATTACTCATTATGTTATATATTGTCTTTGCATACTCTCGTCTTGCTTTAGTAGCGGCAACGATATTGATTTCTACTGCTTTTTTTATTTCTTCTGGAGAAACTCTATCAAGAAGTATTTCAACAGTGGAATCAGATCCTAGAGTCCATTCATCTTTTGTTTCTTTCTTTAATAGTATTTCTTTTAAAGTTTTTATTACATCATACACGCCTGGATGCATTTTCTATCTCCTCGGTCAATTCAACGATTCTATTAGACTTCCAGATTTCTTCAAAATTTACATTCGTGTTATAGTTCTTTACTTGTATTAGTTGTGCCTTGAGTTCTCTCAATTTCTTGCGGTATAAATCTTCTTGTTTCTTTTGCATAATTTCTCCATATTTTATTCAATGTTGGATTCTCTTGTAATAATATATACCAATCACGTTCTGGAATTTGTTCGGATAGGTAGCATTCTATATATTGTCTTGCCTTGTGGATATTCAATTTTCAACTCCTCGTGCCCAGCGTTCAGTGAGGGATTGATTACGTTTATAAGTTTCTAGTAATTTTCGTAGTTTGTCGTTGTCGTCACTAAGAGTTTTATTCTTATTTTCGACTTTTGTATTTACTGTCATCAACCAAGCATTGCGGGCCTTGAGTAACTCAATTTCTTGTTGGGGTGTAATCTTACCTTTTTCCACCATAGTAAGGTACTCCATGTCCTTCGACCATTAGTTGATTATTAATAGAGGTTTTAAGGGTTTCTTCGTAAGTTTCACCGTCGTCGTCCTCTTCAATTTCTATTCTGAAATAGAATAGTTCCCCGAGGCAACGACCGTACTTACCGACACCATGAGATTTCAAGAAAACTTGATTGTTTTGTTCATCGAGAATTTCTATGAGTCGTGCCTTTGCGGCGAGTCCCAATTTCTTCTCGGCGAGGTCTCTGGTACGTGATTCTGGTGCGTTAATGCCGTAGAGTCTGACTCGGATCTTTCGGTGTGTTGAAAATCCTAGGTCGACGAGGGCATCAACGGTGTCACCATCGACGACCCTTAGGATCGTCGCATCGTATACAAACATATCAGCAAAGGCCATCATCATTCACCAAGTGTCTCAATCCTTCATTTCTGTTGACGTTGATTGCATATGCAGTTTTCATACGTCGGTTGCTTAAATTGTCTTCCGATTCTAGGGGTTTGATGTCATTGACGAGTACCCTTTCACCGGAACCTAAATTGTAAATAATTTTATCCCACGACACATCAAGACGTTCAAGTGCCTTCTCAGTGTGTTTTGCGTGTCTACTGAGTCTGGCAGTCGTCAGGATAATATGTTGATCTGAAATCGTTTTGAAGAATTCAAGAACTCCGGGTAACAGTTCTTCACCGTCTTCCTTTTCGTGACTCGAAACTTCAATTTCATTATCGTTCCTGTGTTTCAGGATTGTGCCGTCAATGTCTATAAACCACGTTCTTGTCATTCTGGCAATAACCCCGGAAATGCTTGGTTAACGACTCTTGCGGTTAAACCCTTATATGGCAATCGTCGGTTGACAATTTCTATCAACAAGTCTGCCTCGGATGTGTGCAATTGTTTCAGTGCTGTAATAAAATCATTTTCGCATTCTGCTAAATTACGAAAACCTGCTGACTTTGCTTGTGCAGTCAACTTACCGTCGAATTTACAATAACGACCGAAACGCATTGCCAATTCTTCTAATTGTACCTCACACAAGGCCCAATTTTTTTCTGGATTCTCCTCGAATGGAGGTTTGCTATCTGGAACTAACCACTCGATTCTCTTGTCAAATGCACTACGGAGTATAGCGAGTAGTCCATCAGTTCGGTTCTCTTTTAATATTTCTGCCTTGCGATTAATTGATTTTTCATCAGCAACATCTTGAAAAAATTCTGGTAATGATTTATTCGGCATCGTTAAAACTCCTCTATATTTTCAGTCAAGTTCTTCAACCTCTTGTGTATAAAATAATTTAATAGACCTGATCGGTCATTGCATTCATATTCATAGTAATTCGTCGTTATCTCATTCTCCAATGATTCGGGAATGAGGTTCAAATCAATGAGTAAGCGATTACGTTTGTAACCACGCAACATTTCATAATCACAAAACATCTCCGGCTCTTGTTTGAGCCATGCTTGCAATTTCTTCGTGGATAATGGTGCTTGTCTTCCTCCGTTAACAAACACATCGTCCTTCGATAGGAAATTCGGAATGCCATCACCCCGATCTCCTTTCATTATCTGTTCTTTTAAAAAATCATCGGGTGCTGGATCATCGAGGAACTTTTTTTGAATAGGCGAATACTGCTTGACATGATCATAAGATTGTAGCTGCACAAAATCCTTGTCGCCGGAAAGAATGATAGTGTCATCTTCCTCAATTTTACACACGATGGCAATGATGTCATCTGCCTCAGCAGTGTCAAACTCCAAAACCTTGTAAGGAAATACAGACTTGAGTTCTGCTTTCACCTCATTCAAGCATCGGAAGATTTCACTCCAATCAAACTCAGATTCCTCTCTGTTCTTTTTTCGGTGTGCTTTGTAATACGGGAATAGTTTTCGTCGCCAATAATTTCTATTGTCACAAGCAATCACCAACTCCCCATAATCTGTTAAAAATCTACGTCGGTAGGAACGGAGAGAATTGAGGACCATGTGTCTCACCAATCCTTCATTGACTCCGCCTTTTCTTATTCCAGGTTGTTGCACCAAGTTAGCAATGAACACTTGGTTATAATCAACTAATGTAGGCATATCATACTCCAATAATTACTCAGTGGGAGCATCCTTTTGTGTAGAAAGTCCAGTCTGTACATCATGATGAATTCCAAGTTGAGCATATAGTAATGCTCGTAAAATTTCAACTACTATTCGGAAATCTTTTTGAAAATCATCACAACGACAATCAAAGCCAAATTGTAACAAGGTTTCTAGCAATTCTGGAAGTGATTCTTTTAGTGCCGCCTCTGCTGGAAATC